TTCGGTATCAAAATAACCAATCCGGGGCCGGTCATAAGGCAGCTGCAGTTTCATACCCCATACCGATTGGAAAGTAGGTACCAGGGCCGACGCTGCAGCTGCACCGACAAATGTACTTTTACTAGCTTTTGGCAGGCCGCTAAAAACAATATATGACTGCAGGCAGCCCACTACTTTACCCTGGATAGTAAAAATAGGGGCTTGCGCTGGCGGCCTATTGGCAGCGTCGTATCGCCTGCTCTTTAATAGTTCAGTAATTTCCCGGACGTCGTTTGCCATTTAATTAGTAGTTCCAGTAGCTAGAAAGCCAAAGCATAAAAAGGGTAATGATCAGTAGCCAAAATTTAGGGCTATTCAATGATCTGTAAAGTATTTTCATTGGGCTTTTCATTTAATTGTTCTAGTAAATTTTTTGCAGTAATGATCGCGGCCTGGATCGGTGTAACCGGCTGACCTTTGTCTGCCAGTGGGTGCTTTTTACCCAGCTCTAGATACGTAGGTAGTAGCTGGATAGCAAAATACTCTAGTTTACTCATTCCAGGGATAGGGGCAATTAAGCGGCCCAGGTTGTCTTGCGCTACTTGCGGCGGGAACGCCGGCTGATTGAAGTTTTCCATTTGTTTAGGTTTTTTTTGAAGTAATAAATAAAAAAAGATATTTCAATAGTAAGATAGGCCAGGCAAAATACTGGCAGGCATACTAGAATTAAAAAAAATAATTCCAGTAAAAATTTAGCCAATTTCATCGGGAATCGAATTGACGTTTATAATAACGCGCTGATAATAGTCGATACTATCGCCAATAAGTACGCGCAGCTCCATAGCCAGGTTAAAGGGGATCAGCGATTGATCTACTACAGCTCGGCTGCCGCAGCTATAGGTAAATTCAATTCGTACTCTGGCATCGTCTAGGTGCTTGCCTAAAAATTGTAATGTCTTGATTTTTTGATCTAGTTCGCGCAGGTACGCCTGGCGATCAGTTAAAATGGCCATAGTTCCGTTAATTTAAGGTTAGTAAAAGTCGTTTGTCGTTTACAAATCTATAAAAGAAAATACCATACAAACAAAAAAAAATCTTGCCTGTAGCTGGCAAGATTATTAAATAAGCTGAATTTCAGTTATTTAAGATAAAAATAATTCGCTTTCCGCTTTTCTGCGCCTGGTAAGGCCTTTTACTTCTTTTCCTTTTACTTTATTCCAGCGTAAAAATTGCGCTGCGACGGCTGCCTTATCTGCGCCGCTATTTAATAATCGCAGTAACGTGGATCGTGCAAAGGCGCCTGTTCCGATATTAAATACCAGGCTGGCCAGTGCCAGCTGTTGATTAGTTTTGATCGGTACTTTTACTAGGCGCTTTACGTCTGCTTCGACTGCAGCTGTAGTGATCCGTAGCCAGTCCAGGGCTTCTTTCTTTGTGATCTTGTCGCCTTGCTTAACTGGTAGGCCTGTATAGGGGTTGCGCGTATTTCCGTATCCGATTGTCCAAATACCGGCGCTGTCCTGGTAGGCTTTTAGCTCCAGGCCCTCAAATTGTGCTATTACTTTCGCTGCGCTCACTTTAGTTGTAAGTAAGATTATGCCCACTATTACCAGGGCAATAATATAGTTTTTTGTCCCTTTCATTCATTACAGCCCTGTTTTATCAAAATCTTTAGCGGCTGCCAGGCCCAGGCCGGCGCCGATAGTTGTGATCCCGGTAACCAGGTCGCCTTTTAGAATGGCTGCCAGGCCGCCGATAATAGTAGCAAAGCCGAAAAATGTCGTTTTCCAGTTCTTAAATAGCTTTTTCATTTTTTACAAAGTTTATACCGTTATAGATTATTGTTGCCAAGCCCAGGGCCGCCATTATTGTACGGTCTTGACCTTTTAGCCTGGTTGCAGCGTAAAGCATAAAGGGGCCAATAAAGGCCACGTCTGCTAGTCGTATTAGCTGCGTTTTCATTAGTCCTTTATTAAATGTTCTAGCAATATATCGAGCTTTGTTTCTAGCCTGGTTAAACGCTGGTCGTGATCGTCATTTTTAGCGATCTTATCTTCTAGCGACTTTACGCGCTGGTTAAGGACGGCCCAGGACGCGACAAAGCCACATAAACTACTAATTGCTATCGTTACTAACTGTAGATCCACTTTCATTCTGTTTTTTAGTTTCTTCAGCTATAGCTGCGTTTGTTTCGCGCAGTTTAAGCTGTAAAAATTCAATGTTTGCCAGTAGGTCGTATGCCTGCGCTTTTAGTTCCTGTACGTTTGCCATTTTTTAAGGTATTAGGGTTAAATTAAGTTGCTCGCAAATATACTCATAAGCGGCTAAATTTATATCGGGCGACTGGCCCCAGGTATCGTATGCGGCGCCACTTATTGACGTATTTCCCTGCGCTAGCGATTGTTTTTGCTGATCTTCCCCGGTGCCAGTTACGCTGCTTATTTGCCAGTAAAACTGTGCGTAGTCGCTAAGATTGTCGTTTACTATTGAAGCGTCTATGTAATTGCCTTGCTTTGCTTCGCCGTTTACCCAAATTGTTACTGGTTGAATTGAATATCCCATTTTGTTTTATTTTATATTTTATACGCTTGTTACTGTTTCCCAGTTTACGCCAGTAAATACACAAAGTTTTGCCAGCGTTGTATCATAAATTACAAGGCCGTTAGCTGGTGCTGCTATAGCGTTTTTTTGCGCTGTAGTCATTCGTGGCGGTAAAAATCCTTGCGTTGTGCTTGTTATATCTACTAATGCTGAAGCCACTGGCGTTGCTGTTCCTACTCCTACATTTCCCTGCGTAGCTGTTCCAGTATGTGCTAAAACTACATATCCACTCCTAGCTGCCCCGCCACCTAGCCCAGGCGTCAAAAATATATCGCCGCCTACCCTATCGCCACCGGAAATGCCACCTGTTCCAGCAAGTAACCTTATATTATATCCTTTTTCATCTCCAACAATAACAGTTGTATTTCCAATATAAATATTTTTATTATTAAGGGCTTGCGTACCGCTAGCACCTATAAATTGTATACCACCACCAGGAAAAAGGGTTGTAGTAAAACTTAAATAATCTCCTAATAATAAAAAATTTCCACTATTAAATTGACCTTGAAGTCCGCGCCCTATTCCTGTATTCCTAAATATCCAATTAGATTCTCCGCCTGTGCCAGGTATTTGTAAACTTCGGCTTGTTGAATTTGATTGTTGAATATATGCAGCATTACTACCGTTTTGAAAATTCAAACTTCCTAAAACATCATTTGACGTGTTATTTGCTCCAAATCTAAGCGAACCCGTAACATCCAAACGAAAACCGGCGTCTGTTAAACTGTTTATAGCTACGTTGCCACTTGTAAAGACATTTAGCCTAGGTGTATAAGTTGAGCTATTTGAGTTTCCTGTACTATTTATTAAAGAAACAGTTCTAGTATTGTTATCTAAAGTAATTCCAGCGTCTAATTGTAAAGCGTCAATACCAAATAATAAAGCCACTGTTCTATTGGCTATATTTTGAGTTGATAAAACTAACCTATTTGAAGGACTTAAAAAATTACTTCTAAACCTATTCGATGAAAAGATTATATCTTGACCAGTTGAAAAATAGTTATTATTTGTAACACCATCTTCACTTCTTGTCGCTTGTCCAAATCCTGCTAAAACTGTTGTACCAGCGTTTACGCTTGTAGTGGCTCTTGCTGTTCCTGTAACATCTAAAGCAAACCCAGCGTTTGTAGTCGTTTTTACCAGCAAATTACCGTTAAAGTAATTTAGATCGCTACTGCCTTCCTGGTAAACTCCCCAGCGGTTAGTATAGGTAACTGTACCCAGCCCTGTCGTCTGGTCATTTAATAACAGGCCGTAATTGTTTGTTATATTGATAGCGCTACCGAGATTATCGGGAAAACAGATCCTAAGGCCTGCCAAGTGCGTTACTGTACCTACAGCGCTACCAGCAAAGCTGTAAACGCTAGAAAGCGCGCTAAAAGCCCTTACGGTGCTGCCCTGCGTCATTGTAAGCGTGCCAGCGCCGGTAAAACTTATACGGCTATTGCCCTCTAGTCCTTGCCTGGCTCCTGATGGTACCGTAGTATTGCCGCCTAGTGATAAATTCAAATAACTATTTACAGCGCCTACAGCGTTAGGGCTGGTTATATTTACTCCGTTAGGTACGGTTAAATTGTAGGTAAACTGGTTACCAATAGCCAGGCCGCTAGCATACGTTTCTAGCGCAGTAAAGGTGCTTTTGTTATTGGCGGCCGTTACTTCAATAGCATTGTTTGTTAGTACAGTATTATGCAGCTCAAAAAAGTTGCTGCCGCCGTTATATTGATCGCCTATGCGCCAAACGCCACTGCCGCTGCGCTGAAAGGCCAGCAAGCTGTTAGCTGTAGCGCTAGTTGAATTAACTTGAACAATTATCCCGGTGCCGTGTATGTCTAGTTCCGCGCCTGGCGTGGCTGTATTGATCCCTAGCGCGCCGGCTGTATTATCCCAAAACAGATTAGCACTACTGCCGATCGTCTGCGCGCCGGTAAAGTAAGCGACCTGCGTAGCTGTACCAGTGCCGGTAATAGTGCCAGCGCCAGGGCCACCGATTAGATCCCAGCCGGTACCGTTATCCCGATAGATCTCAAAAGTATCGGTACTAACAAACAGCCGGCCTGTCTGTCCTGCGGCTGGCCTGTTAGCAAACGTATTACTATTGATAGACGGCGATCCAAGCTGATTAAGTATATTAAAATCTACGAACATTAAACGTATCGTTTAAGTATTACGGTAAGTTGATTAACTCCTGCGCCACTAAAATTGAATGAATACACTTTCACGTTAATCTCGTCGCGGTTGCCTGTTATATTCCACGATTGGTTAGGCGTCAGCAAAAAGCCGTCCACAGTTACATTTGACGTACCCTGGTTAACGAAAATAACGCTGTTAGCGTTAGTGTCCGTCTGGCCGCTTTGCTGAAATATCTTTGTTTCTGTTATGAATTTAACGCAAGCCATTATCTACAATTTTTTTGATCGTTAGCGTATTGCTTTGCAAACGTAGTATCGTCGGGCAAAAATGTAGTTTTATCTACAATGTCGGCCACCATTTGACGCGCTGTACTGGCTGCAGCTTCGGCGCTAGGCGCTACCGATCCAGTCGCCTTTTTGCGCTTGATCCAGTAGTAGTATAGGGCAGCTGCTACAGCTAAATAAATTAAAGTTCCTTTTTTCATTTGTCTAGTTTTATACTAATACATCATCGCTAAAACCGATCCGAATACCTTTAGAAAGCTGCTTTGTTACAGCTTTTGCCTGCGCCCTGGTTGCCGTCTTTGTCCTAGTGGCGCGCTTTACAGCTGTACGCTGCGCCTTTGCGCCTGCTTTTTTGGTAAAAAGCGTGCTTATTAGCTTTGTGCCAATATCTACAGCCGATGGCCTAGGGGCAATATCTACAGGCGCCGCAAATTCCTGTTCAGTAATTGTTTCTGTCGGCCCGGCTTCTACCGATACGCGCTGCCGTCTGCGAAACGCCATAAAAGCTATTGCAGCTCCGGCGATCAGTAGTAAAGGCAATATATTTTTTTTCATTTTTTTATAGATTGATATAAATAACCGGCTGCCCACACTATAGCTACGCCAATAATTAGTTTTTTGCCGAATTCTATTGCTTTATCTAAAGGGTTTTTTAATGCTTCTTCAGCTTCTTTTTTTTCTTGTTCTACGGTTTTTACTCCAGCTTGCTCCAGTCCTTTTTTGCCTACATTTAAGCTTTGAGTTTTGATAGCATAGAATTGACGATCCTTACCAAAGAATGTAATATAGTCGTCGCTGCGTTTAGCTTTTAAAAAACCATAGCTATCTGTGTATGCCTGTGTTTTTGTTAAAAAACTATCAACGACAAGCTGATACCCTGCTGGAAGCATATTGCTAACAGGCTTTGCCCGATCGCCTAAATTGTTTATATCATTAACTCGATAAAAAGGCGCTGCCTGTTTTATTGTTAATGTCTTACCAATTAGTTGTCTTGCTGATATTATTGGCATATTATTTACGTAGCATAGATAACAGCATACTGATCTGTGTTTGCGGCATTGCTGCCAGCTTTGCTAGATCGTCGGCTGTTACTCCTTTACTAAATAGTGTTTGTATGATCTGTTCCATATCTTGCGTTCCGCTTACGTGCTGAACTTTTGGCGCAGCAAAGCTGCTAACAATATTACCAAGCATAGCAATTAACATTTGTTGTACTTGTGGTTGTTGTAGCATACCAGCTAAAATACTTTGCGGCGTCACTGGCTCCTCTTTTTCTTCTTCTTCTTCTTCGTCAGTTTCCAGTTCGGCTATTCTTTCAGCTCGTAGTGCGCGGATCTCGTTTAGTATCTCGTTATTTATCTGCGCCTGTTGGTTACTTACGCCGTAGCCGGCGATCATTCCCAAAGGGGCTTCGTTTAGCACAAAAACTTTGTTTATGGCAGGAGCTAACTTTTCTTTGTCCTTGTCGCTGTATAGACCTAAAACAAAATTGTTATAGTCGTCCGGGGCGATAAACTGCAGCTCTTTTTCGAGCTTTTCGTATCCGTCCTCTTTACTCTTGCCGTCGTAAGCGCCTGTAATATTTTTAGCCATTACAGAAAATCTAAATATTTTCCAGGCAGCCTGCGGCTGCTCGTTGTACCAATTTAGAACTGCGCTTGCGCTTCGTAGTTGTGCCGTACTTGCCATAGATTAGATATAATAAACGCCAAACACAAAACTGATATTTGTAGTATTTGCTGGAGCTGACGCGATCGTGATATAGCTCTTATCCCAGGTTATCTTTTGTCCGCTAAATTCGGGCAGGCTACGTACAAACGGTGCTGTTGCAGCTGTAGTGGCTTGCGTGCGGATCAAAGAAATCAAAGGTATACGGAAAAGATCTTGACGCTCGTTTGAATACAGTACCAGGTAGCTTTTTTGCATAATAGCTGCGGACGGTAGCGCCACGTTATTAGGCGAAACGGTCAGCGTATCTATTGCGAAAGTTTCTAGTGCCATTAGGGCT